AGTTGGTCCTGAGGACGTCAAAAAGACATCCTTTCGGGAACTAGCGGTCTACGCGTTGAAGGTAGCCCGCGTCCGTGGGATCACGATTGTCACACGGCGCGGAGAATACGACGAAGAAACAGGCACCTACGGGTGCTTATACATACAGAAGACGTCCGACACCCGTCGGCGTCGCACAACAAGAAGGAAGGCACATCATGCCTAGACGTAGAAGTTCACCCCAAGATCACCTCATTACAATGGTGGTCGACACACGCAACGCAGAACGTGCTGCCAAGGAGACGTACCTGATGGCACAGGACACCCACCTTGCAGCCTTGAGGCACGCCCGCAAAGAGGGCGAGACTCTAGACAACCTCGCTGACGCGCTTGAATGTTCGAAGCAGTGGATCCACAAGTGGACAACCTTCGGGCGTGAACACAATAAGGTCTACGCTAAGAGCGCATGACCAACATTGCCGCCGACCTTCAAGACAGCGCTATCCCGATTGATTCGGTCCAGTCGCATCCTCGCAACCCGAGGAAAGGTGACATCCAAGGAATCGCGGACAGCCTGAGGGTCAACGGCCAGTATTCCCCTGTCATCGTGGATGTCCGAAACGGCAACATTCTGGCGGGGAACCACACATGGAGGGCAGCGAAGTCTCTTGGCTGGGATCAGATCGCTGTTCTCCATGTAGATGTGGACGACAATGAAGCGAAACGCATTCTGTTGTCCGACAATCGGACGTCCGATCTTGCGACGTATGACAGGCCTAACTTGATCCAACTGATCGAATCGATTCGCCCTGACCTTGACGGTTCAGGGTGGGACGAACGGTCGTTGGACAGGCTCCGGCAACTAGAAGACGAAGACGAAGACCTGTTCGGTGGTGGCTCCACCGACACAGGAAAGGATCCTGCTACGACCAAGAAGATCCACGTTGGGAAGAATCTGATTCTTCTCCAAGCCGACTACTTCGATGAATGGTTCGAGGCGCTAGGCGATGATGCGGCCGACAAGGCCCGACAGATGCTGGGCCTGACCGACGACCCTGAACCGAAACCAACTAAGGCTGGGAAACGGTGGTCGCATATCTCCGGCGAGACACCAACCCATGTGGGCATGGATGCCTACATATGGGTTCCGGTTGAAGAACTGATCCCCCATCCTGAGAACGCCCGCCAAGGCGACATCGGCGCCATCGCGGAGTCGCTGCGCGTCAATGGCATCTATCGCCCCCTGATCGTGCAGGAGTCGTCAAACCTGATCCTTAAGGGCAACAACACGTGGCAAGCGATCCGGTCGCTGGGTTGGGATACCGTCCCGGTGGTCTTCCTTGACGTCGATGATGAAGATGCCCGCCGTGTGATGCTGGCCGACAACCGGTTGGCGGACAAGGCTGGCTACTACAACGCCATGCTCGCCGAAGTCCTGATCGACCTAGACAGTCTTGACGGCACTGGTTTCGTCCCGACGGACATTGATGACATCCTCAAGGACCTGCCACAGGAGCGTGACCCGTCAGCGATGATCGGGGCTCCAGCCGACGTTCGCCGAGTCGCCACCGTCAGGCTTGGCGGTCTGACGATCTCTACATGCGGCAAGCAGTATTCAGAGTGGGAACACAACATGATCGCCGATGGGTACATGACGAAGACGGAGCGAGGCCATCGGATCGCTGAACTACTTGGTCTGGACCCGGCGCGCTACGAGATTTGGGCCTCTCTTGCTGACCCGACCACGGGCAATAAAGAGATCAACAAGTAAATGGGGGAGAGGAAGCCAAAGTTCGCCCACATCCGTCTGTATGACGTTGAGGCGCTCACAAAGGCCACGTACAACCCTCGCATAAAGGACGACCACCGGTTTGATCTGGTGAAGATCAGCCTCCAGAAGTTGGGTTGGCTGCTCCCCATGTACATCACCTCCGAAGGGGAAGTGTTGTCCGGCCACCAACGTCTAGACGCTGCCCGCGAGTTGGGCGCTACGAAGGTCCCGGTTGTGATCCTGCCTGATCTGGACCTTGATAGGCGCCGAGGTGTGAACATCGTGTTCAACAGGGCCACGAACGACATGCACAAGAACGATTCTGGTGAGAGCCTGTCGGACCTATTGCCGATGTCAGTCGTGAAGGAGGCGATCTTGGGGCTTCCTGACATCGAACCAGACACTGATGCTTGGTACCCGTGCCTCAATGTGAAGACCGTGGACACGAGGGAACTGATGGGGAAGAACATCAGGCAGTTCCTGTCTCACGCGATCAGACAAGCAGAGAGCCTGTACCACTGGGCGAAGACGTCGATCCCTGTAGTGATTACACCTAAGGGGGAGGTCGTCAACGGCATCGGGAGGCTCCAGCATTCGTCAGAGGCTGGCATCGACGAGGTTCAGGTTGTGACGTTGCCCGCCAAGAAGGCCGAACTGGCCCGCATCATGCTGAACCACCTGTCCATGGATTTCGATCTGGAAGACAAGTATGCGGACATTCTTCGGTACAACTCGTTCCGGCGTGCGAGCAACCGTCAAGAGTTCCTGATGCCGACGATGTGCTGTGACCTGATCACGGCAACGTCGAAGACCGGCAAAACACAACGCATGGCGTCCACGTTCGTGCCATCCGATGCGAAGCATGTCAAGGCATGGAAACGCTGGTACGGGGAGACGGTCCTTGATTTCGGTGCTGGCCTGCTGGACAAGTCACTCGTGATGCGCGACGCCATGGGTGTCGATTGTGTCGCCTTCGAGCCGTATTACACAGGTGGCAAGGACTCAGGGTTCGATATTGATGGCGCCCGGTACATCACCGACGTGTTCTTGGAGCGGGTCGCTGACGGAACGGAGTTTGATTCGATCTTTCTGGCGTCCGTGCTGAACAGTGTGCCGTTCCAAGCAGACAGAGAGCATGTGATCAGGATCGTCTCGGCATTGTCGGGGCCCAGCACGGTGTTGTACGCAGGAGCGATTTCTAGGTCGTCTGACCGGTATTACGCAGCGATGGGGATGAAGGACAACATTTCGAATCACGAGACCCAGTTCGATTCGTCGTTTGCGGCTGGCTATGAAGAGGGCGTGGTCGTGTCTGACCTGATGAAGCACCCGAAGGTCCAGAAGTACTTTTCTGAGGATGAGTGGAAGGCACTCTGGCTGCTCGGGTATTCAGATGTACACACCTATTTCTTCCGACCGAATCAACTGGTTCAGGCCGTGGGCCGAGACCCCCTACCCGTGGACCCGGTGAAGTTGTCTGAGTCGATCAGATTCGAGTTCGATCTGCCGTACCCGTTCGGGTCTCTCAACAGGGCAGCCGAAGCGCTTGATGCCTTCTCAGCCCGGTTGCAGATGGCCCTCTAGGATCAGGGCATGTCTGACGCAGTGTTCGGCCCGTCTGGCCGCATCATCCTTCAAGACTTGAACGTGGCGTTGTCAAGCAACTTCAAAGAGATGCCTAAGCATCGGCCTATGTCGAAGTTCGTTCAAGAGATTGAGGAATACCGACATTGGATCGTGGATCTACTCAAGCACGAGTACGTGATCCTATGCACGGCCCGCTCGGTCATATACGAAGAGATGACGCTGGAACGCATCAAGTCCCTGACGGGGTGGGCACCAAACGAGGTGTGCTTCAACCCGTGGTCGGACCCGAGCGGGAAAGGCGCGCTCAGGGCCCACCGTGCGAAGGCCAAGTATTTGAAGGAAGTAATCATGCCAAGGCACGGCAATGACCCTTCGATGTACTTCGCTATTGAGTCCAACAAGTTCTCACGGTCCATGTACAGAGCAAACGATGTTGAGTGTCGTGACGCCAACCGTGACGATTCTCAGCCATGGAAGTCTCTCCTGCCGTAGAGTGCGCCTATGCGCGATACGACGATGCCCGATGGGGCGTGGGAGTTTGATAGCGACGTGACGGCGGTGTTCGAGGACATGCTTGAACGCAGCATCCCCGACTACGGCAAGATGCGGGTTCTCGCAGACCGTATGGCGGCACCGCAGTTGTCTTTGGGCGTTGACCCGGTGCAGTTGGATCGGGTGCTGGATGTCGGCTGTTCAAACGGGATCGCTCTTCGGAACCTTGACCGCTTTGCCACGGAACAAGGCCATGACATCGGGTACCTGTGCGGGGTGGACGTGTCAGAACCGATGCTGGCCAAGGCTCGCGAGCAGTCGTCAGAAAAGTTCGATTACATGAACTTCGACCTCAGGTCGCATTTCCCTTTCACCGAGGGTTTGTTTGATGTCGTACTCTGTGTGTTGACACTCCAGTTCACTCCTGTGGCTCATCGACGTCGGATTGTCGATGAGATCTACAGGGTGCTTCGTCCCGGCGGGCGGTGCATCCTCGTGGAGAAAGTGGAGGCACGTTACAACGACCTCAATCATGAGATGGTTTCCGTTTACCACGACCACAAAAGAGACATGGGTTACACCGATGAACAGATTGAACGTAAGAGACTCAGTCTTGAGGGAGTCATGGTGCCGTTAACCGCCCAGTGGAATGAGAACATCATGTGGGGTAGCGGCTTCAGCGAGGTCGAATGTTTCTGGCGGTGGATCAACTTCGCTGGTTGGGTGGCGATCAAGTGAGCGACGGGTTGGATCGGACGAAGATGAGAGTTCCCCCGCAGAAGCGGGAGAAGTTGCTGAAACTCATCTCTGCTGGCAACTACCAGCAGACAGCGTGCCGTGTGGCTGGTATTTCCAACTGGACGTTCCACGACTGGAGGAACAAGGGGGAAGCCGCCCGAGAGGACAAGCAGAACGGGGTCACCCTCACTGAGGCACAGGAAGAGTACTTAGAGTTCCTAGAAGCCCTTGAGGAGGCCCGTGCGGCCTCTGAGGCGACTCTGGTGGCCCGCTGGTACACCGAGGCTGCTGACGGCGACTGGAGAGCCGCAGAGCGCTTCCTAGCCAAAGCGTTCCCAGAGCGCTGGTCTGACCCGGCGACCCGTCTGGAAATCACTGGTGCAAACGGAGGCCCGGTTGCCCAGTTGTCGGCCCACATGCATGTTCTTCAAGAGGCCGATGGCGACAGGCAGCGTAAGGTACTAGAGGCGCTCGTGGAATCTGGCGATTTGCCTGCCGAGACGCTGGAGGCGTGGGATGGAAAAGACGGAGACTCAGCAAGCGTTATCGACGCTGATGTCGTGGAAGAGACCGTGCAACCTGATAGTCCCCCACAGCCCCCATCCGAAACAGCAGGCGTTCCTGACGTGGGCGACGACTAGAGAAGCCCTCTTCGGTGGTGCCGCTGGTGGCGGCAAGTCCGACACGCTGCTCTTGGCGGCACTCCAATACGTTTGCGTTCCGGGTTACAGCGCTCTGCTTATGCGGCAGACGTTCCCCCAGTTGTCCGGCGCTGATGGTTTCATCGACCGAACGACTGAGTGGTTGAAGGAACACGCCGACTACAACGTCACGAACAAGCGGTGGACGTTCTCTTCTGGGGCGACTGTGACGCTTGGTCATTGTGAGCGGGACGAGGACCGGTACAACTTCCAGTCGTTCGCCTACCAGTTCGTCGGCGTGGACGAGTTGACACAGTGGCCCACTGACAAGGTTTACCTGTACGTCGGGTTCTCTCGTGTTCGTAAACCGAACCCTGATCCGTCGCTGCGGGCCTGCCCTGATTGCGGCATGACACTCGCTGATGTCCCTCTCAGGGTGAGGGCAGCAACAAACCCCGGTGGTCGCGGCAACGACTGGGTTTACGAACGATTCGTTCTCAACGCCGCCGAGAACCGCAAGTTCATGCCCGCCCGCATCTCCGACAACCCGTCGCTGGACCGTGAAGCGTATGTGGAGAGCCTCCAAGAGTTGGATGCCGTGGAACGTGCCCGCCTGTTGGACGGGAACTGGGAGGTCACCGAGAAGGGTGGCATGTTCGAGCATGGCTGGTTCACCACGATTGACAGCCCACCAGAGAACATGAAGAAGATCAGGTTCTGGGATCTCGCTGCCACGGCTGAGGCGAAAGGGAAGAACCCTGACTGGACGGTTGGTGCTTTGGTCGGGCTTCAAGAAGGCCGCTATTACGTCTTAGATATTCAAAGGATGAGAGGAACCCCCGCTGAGGTCGAACGTCTCATCAGGATGACATCAGAGATGGACGACTCTTCCACCCAGATATGGATGGAGCAGGAACCCGGTGCGTCGGGGGTGAACACGATCGACTACTACGCCCGTCAGGTTCTCGTTGGTTACCCATTCAAGGGGGTGCGGTCGTCAGGTAGCAAAGAGGAACGGGCGAGGGTGTTCTCCACCGCTTGCGAGATGGGTAATCTGGTTCTTGTGCGAGGCCGTTGGAACAAGACGTTGGTTGATGAGTGCGTCCAGTTCCCGAAGGGCAGCCATGACGATCAGGTTGATGCCGTGTCAGGAGCGATCAACCACCTTTCTAAGCGTAAAGCAAAGGTGCGGCTGATCTTGTGAGCAATCCATATGAGACGCAGCGCCGCATGTCGAAGGCAGTGGTGTTAGCGGACGCGGCGCAACAGTTTGGTTTGACCCCTGAAGAGTTTGAACGGTCATGGTCTGAACGGTACGAGTGGGCTGGCCTGTGCGACGTTCGCCCACCGTCTCGTGAAACGTGGGACATGGCCGTTGATCTCCTTCAGAAACGTGGCGCCTACATGGGCTATGGCGGGTTGGACGATCCGCAGGTTGTGCAACGCCTAGCGAAGATGGCTGTCGACATTGCCGAGACGTTGTCCCGTAACAATGTCGACTCTGACGAAGCGGAGGCTCTCCCGAGAAGAGAGAAGCGCCTAGTCGCGAAACTGTCCAAGGCGGATGCCGACGAAACGACATTTCACCTTGGACAGTTCTTCCTAAGGATGCGCGAAGAGTTCCGGTCTAGAAACGTCTCCCCCTAACACCGGTACCCATGTACGCCTTCATCAGTTCTCGTTCCAACTCGTCGGTTAGGAACTGCTGATGGTGGTAGTAGCCGTGGTAGCGTCGGCTACCCAAACGCTTCCACAGTTTTACGATTTTCTTCATTTCACCTCCATTCGGGCTATTAGGCACAAAGAGTCGATCTTACAGGTTCCACAGTGAATACGTTCGAGGAGTTTCCTCTTTGGGATGAGACTTGGTGCGAGTACGTCAAGGGGCTCGCTGTCTCCAAGGGGAAGGTGACTCACACTGGTGATGTGAGGGCGGTGAACCGCTACTGGTTGGATGCCTGCGGCCATCAAGACATCTGCGGCACGTTGCAGGAGCAGATGGACCTCCATAACAACTGGGAGTTCGACACGCACTGGGGGTCCAACGGGCTACCAAGCGTTGAGGTTCTCTGCTACCTACCCGGTGACCGGTACAGGCCGCATACCGACTGGGGACCAACGAAGTACAACAACCGCAAGATGTCGGCGTCGGTGCAGTTGTCGAAACCCGAGGATTACGAGGGCGGCAGCGTCATACTGTTCGACGGTCCTGAGTCATGGCCGGTAACTACTGAGCAGGGCTACGGGACCATGTGGCCGTCATGGACGCTCCATGAAGTCATGCCTGTTATAGAGGGTGAACGGTGGGCGCTGGTTGCTTGGTACCTAGGGCCGCCGTACCGTTAGTCGTCGTACCCTCGGGCCTTACGGAGTTCTTTCAGGGTCAGCGTGTCGTGGTGCATCGGCGTGTACCTGCGTCGCCCGGTGTCTTCCTGATCTTCAACGGGGGTGTTCTTGCGTCGCGCTGTACGACGGTCACGTTCCCTGTCCGTATGTGCTTTCCGGCAGAGGTCGCATCGGCACCCAGCCATGTACGAAGATTCAGATTCCGAACACTTGACCACTTGGATTCCTTTAGAGGAGGGCGGCAACCTGATTTGCTTGCATAGCGATCTCAGGCATGTTGTTCTTGGTGAACGTGTCAGCCATTGACAGTAGCAGCGACTTCAACGATGACGCCGTTTCCACAGGGATAGATACCGTGCGTTCCCCAGTCGGGGTTCGTGTCTCCCGCTCCAACTGCCCGAATGTCAACGGGACCTTGTCAGTAGGTTGAGGCCACGAACCGTCATTCTGCGGTGTGAACGGGCGGGTCACCCTGCACCTTCCGCAGCGAGTATCGCTTCCTTTGTGTCTGCGGCTGGCGCGGCGATTGTCCACCATTTGCCTACTGCCGAAATTTCGCCGGTTACGCGTTGCGAGCGAAGTGTGCCGATGCTTGCTTCTTTGATTGCAGTGGAGTTGGGGAAGTCCAGCACTTTGCCGTCCCAAGGGACAACGTGGGCGCCGTTCTCGAAAGCAAACGCGGCGTATTCGGGTTGCGTCTCCCACACTTTGGCGGCGTGACGACCGAACATGGCGGCGGTGCGTGCGTTGGCTCCCGGTAGGTGAACTAGGAGAGCGACTATGCGTTGCTCGGGTTGCGGTAGCCCAAGAACTTCGATCTTGAGGCTGGGACTATCAATCGTGTATTTCATAGGAGAACCTCCGTATAGGTGGTCTTGACCTAAGCCTATACAACTTTTCTGTCTACTGGGGGCGAGGGACACTCTCCCTATCCGATTTGCCGTGTGATGATGGGGA